GAAAGCGCGGATGATGCTAGATTAAGGGCAGATTCGGCATTGTCTCAGTACGCCAACGGGCGGCTTCAGATGACGTACACCACTACAACTGGCGGTCTTGAAGCGGGGCAAAGCCAATTAGTAGCCCTATCAGCGCACAACGTGAACACAAGATTTTTAATTGAGCAAATCAGCATTTCGATGTTGGAAAACGGAACGCTTCGTTATTCTATCACGGCCGCCGCTAATCAGACGGTGGCGAGCATGAGTTTTTGGAAACAAAAATCTAGACAAGACAGAAAATTTGTTGTGCGTGATAATGAAATAGTTGATTTATTGCGCACTCTGTCCGATGATCTTACATTGTCGGATGCACCGACCGCCACAACCTACGCAGGCGCGTATACAGTAAACGGATTAAACACTTATGCAAATCTCTTCCATGTCGGTTAAAGGTCACGTTTCGGTGGAAGTTGTCCACGATGATGGGCGGCGTGAAACCATTAGCCAAAATAATGTGGTGACAAATGTGGGGCGAAATCAGTTTGCCGCTCTCATTGCACAAGATAGCTCTACCTTTCCCGGTTGGATTGCCATAGGCACAGGGACAGCAGCTGCGGATGTAACGGACACAACTCTAGGAGCAGAAGTAGATCGCAATGCGCTTGTCTTGGACACATCCTCGGCGGGTGTCATTACGTACAAGGCTTTTTTCTCGAAGTCGGAAGCCAACGGCAACACGATAGCCGAAGTTGGATTACTGGATGCGGCATCATCGGGCAACTTGTTTTGTCGATCTATATTATCTTCGACGGTGGCAAAGACCAGTTCAATTTCGCTGAACATTACTTGGACAATTACATTGGCTGACGCATAATGAGTACCACTATTTTTCCCGAATCAGGCGATCAGATTACCGAAGCGGCGTGGTCTACGCAGAACCAAGCCCTGACGGTTGCTGAACGCTACCGCGTCAGCGGCTACACCCTATCGGCAGGGACGGGCCTCAATGCTGATGTGGCGGCTGGAACGTGCGTTGTCAATGGCTACCACATTGTTAGCGACGGAACGCAGGCGGTCAGCGTCACGGCTTCTCAAACGAATTACATTTGGCTAAACGAAGATGGTACGCTCTCGGCCAACACGACAGGCACGAACCCCGGATCTGAATTGTTACTGGGTACAGCCGTTACCGATGGGTCAAGCGTCACCAGCGTTTCGCACACGTACAACATCGCTAACAGCCAAAACGTGCTGATCATCAAGCCAAGCGATGAGACGCTGAACAACTCGACCACCTTTCAAGACGATGACGATTTCCAGTTTGCGGTTTCTAGCGGTGATCAATGGGAGATCCGCACGATTTTAATTATTGACAATCCCGATGCGTCAGCGGATTTTAAGATGCAATGGGCTATATCTGGCGGATCGTTGACCGAATACACAACCATTCAAGCTGAAATTCAGTCAACCGCGTTTCATACGTCGGGTGATGGAACGATCAACTACGGCGGCTCAGTTACCGATAAGGTGGCCATTGTGGATAGTATTATATTCGTCGGCACAGGCGGCACGTTGGCCCTTCAATGGGCGCAGGGAACAGCTTTCGCAGGCAACACCGTTGTCAATGCCAACAGCGTAGTTATTGCGCGGAGAATAATAGGATAATGGCTACTACTGTATTTCCCGAAACAGACGACACCGTAACCGAAGCGGCGTGGTCGGCGATGATTGCCGCCCTTGATCGTGGCTCGCTGGATGTGCTGAATGCTCCCACGCCTGAAGATGGCTATGATTCGGCGCGGCTCTCCTTTGATTACGATGACACCGCATCCCTCACGAACGACACGTTGCAGGATATTGCAAGCGTCAACATAGACAAGGGCCAATGCTACGCGGGTACGTTTAATTGCGAAATCGAAAACGATGCCGCGACAAGTGATGACAATTTTGTTTGCGCGGTCACCGTACCAACAGGCGTGAGGGCTTACATTTACGGATTTCGGAAGCAAAATTTTTCCACCAATGACGTGGTTAGCTTTGCGTTGGAAAAAACAGCCGTGACAGATGACAATATCCTTTCAATTTCATTTTCAGCGTTTGTTGGTCAGGTGCAGAGCTTGCGCCTTACGCTTGTTTTATTCGGCGAATCAGCCAGCGGAACGACTAAAATTCAAATGGCTAAAAGTGGAAACTCGTACCCCGCTGAATCCTACGAAATTACAAAATCACGGCTCTCATTGCGCCGCATCTGGTAAAATTTATGTCTACTGTACCCAGTTTATCCGAAAACACCGCACCCGACGGAACGGATGTTATTTACTCCACCGATGGCACGAACGATGAGAAGGTTCAGATCAAAAACCTGTTGAAAGGTAGCGGGGCCGAAGTACCCGCCGCCAAGATTACCGGGACGGTGGCCCATGAGCAAGGCGGTCTTGAAGCCGATGTTTCGGCGTATAGCGGTTTAGTTAAGATCACAGGCGGGGCCACGTCTGCCGTGGCCGCACCAACAGGAGCAATTGTCGGCACGACCGATACTCAGACGCTGACCAACAAAACGATAGGAGCTGCAACGATTTCAGGAACGATTGCGGCGGCTGACAATAACTTTGAGCGAGTAGAGCTAAAAGACTACGCCGTTACGTTTTCAGCAATCGGCAACACAGGATCTACACAGACCTTTGATTTAGAGACTGCTAACGCTTTTTCAGCTACCCTTGATCAGGCTTCCGCGTTCACCTTTTCCAACCCACCTGCTACGGGCAACTTTGGCAGTTTTGTATTGGAGTTGACCAACGGTGATGCGTATGCAATAACATGGCCTGCATCCGTTGACTGGGCTGGTGGCTCGGCTCCAACGCTTACCTCCTCTGGCGTGGATATATTAGCCTTCGTCACCCGTGATGGTGGTACGACTTGGCATGGGTACGTAATGTCCACAGACTCGAAATAATATGATTATTCCATTTTCAGCAGAAGCATCAGGTGGCGGTGGCGGTGGTATCGGCAGGGGTTTATTCTTTGGCGGGTACGGAGGATCTAGCTACCCAGTAAAATCAATCGATTACGTTACTATTGCTTCGACAGGAAACGCGGCAGACTTTGGGGATATGCTTTTTTCTGGCGCACTATATGTGCATGGATGTGCATCATCCACAAGAGGAATAATAACGGGTGGTGACCAAAATAAGGGATTGATTGAATACGTTACGGTTGCTTCGGCAGGTGATGCCACCGATTTTGGAGACTTAACCGTTGACAGGTATGCCTGTGCTGTTCTTTCATCATCAACGCGAGGTTGCGTTCGTGGTGGTTATGACGGAACTGGGGGGACAGGCTTTCTGAACACGATTGATTATGTCACCATTGCTTCGACGGGTAACGCTACTGACTTTGGAGATGCGATTGCAGCAGTGGGGTACGGATCAGGATGCGCGTCACCCACTAGAGGGATAATGTCGGCAGGAATAACAACTAGTTTTGTTAATATAGACTCAATAGAATACATCACTATTGCATCAACAGGCAATGGAACGGACTTTGGAGATCTGGGCAATAGTGGGCCGATAGGGGGTAGTGCCAGCAACGCAACGCGGGGGTTAATCGTTCACGGAAAATCCAACAATGTCGTTGAGTATATCACTATTGCATCAACTGGCAACGCTACTGATTTTGGCGATGCGTCAAGTTCGTTGCAGGAGCACCCTGCCGCGTGTGCAGATGCTACCCGCGCCCTTGTTGCTGGCGGTCAAGCAGGGGCGTATTTAGATACCATAGAGTATTTTACGATTGCCTCAACAGGCAACTCCACCGATTTTGGGGATCTTACTACGCCATACGCTTACTTTGGGGGTTTATCAGATGCACACGGAGGACTTGGATAATATGCACGAATTACAACAGATAAACGCCGCCCTGCCCGAAGTATATACGGGCATTATGGAGCAGATTGAAAGTCGGCTACCAGAGATAAGGTATGAATCGCGGATCTTTAACAAGTCAGCTTCGCAACTCAAGACGGTGACGCTGGATATTAAAGACCTCACGCCAAT